ATTTACTGCTATGACTGATTTTTTGATAATATCTGCAGCATAATCAACATACTTATCAAGTTTACTATTTTTTGTGAGTTCTTTTATTTCATTAGATTTTAAATTAAGTAACCTAACAATAAAAGCTGTTAGTATCGGAAGTATTGCTATTAATAGCTGTATTAATATAGTTTGTAGTTCTTGTTTCATGTCATATCTCCTTATCTATCTTTTTAGTTTTTATCTTAGCTAAATTCCAAAGTTCTACAGTTGTGAATGAAAACCATGCACTGATTAATGCGACTGGTTCTGAGCCTTTTTTTAAAAATAGCATCATAATTCCTATAGTAAATATGATATTTACTATAATTATTGCTGATACTATGATTTTGGAATATTCTTTCTTTGGTTTTTCTACTTCTTTTTTCTTGAGCTTTTCAAGTTCTTTTTCAAGTTTTTCTATGTCATTTTTCATGTCTATCCTCATTTTTTAAGGCAATAAAAAAAGACCTTTCAGTCTTAAATTATTGCCTACTGTTTATACTTGTACATCATATTTACAAGTATATTTGAATATTAGCTATTCTGATTTTTCCGTTTCTTTTTCACCTTCAAGAGGTTGACCATCTCCATCAAATCCACTTTCTTTGAGTATTTCTAATACTTGTGGTCTCAGTCTTTCAGGTATCAATCTTTTTGTTTTTGTTGCCTTTTCAGGTATACAAGTAAGGTGTCCTGTAATTACTCTGTAAGCTAAGAATTCATACATAATAGTATCTCCTTTCAGATATAAATATAAAGTATATATAATAAAGCGTAAGTGCTCTATTTTTAAATTAATATAAGCAAGCATTTTTATCACCTAAACCCCTGTATTTTGCATTAATACATCTTCAAGAGCCTTTGCATTTTGCTCTACCTGTTCTTTCATCTTTTTGAGTTCTTCCTCTAAGATTTGTTCTTTTGATCTCGGTAGTTCAATATATTTTTGCTTTACTAACTTTTCTTTGTCATCAAAATAAGTTTCAATATAATGATTTTCTTTGTGTGGAAGTTCTTCAAATTCTTGAACTTTTATTTCTTCATTATCTTCTAAGATATAATATCCAAGATACTCTCCACTTTTTCGAGTTCTCGTAACAATTTTCATAATTTCCTCCTATCCTTCGTAATATAGTACATTAATTCCAAATTGTGGATGAACTGCTTGGCTATTTTGCTTTGATACTTTTCCTATTATTTTAAATCCTCTTCTTACTTCAATATAAGCCCCATCAATTCTATTAAATAAAGATAGGTCATTTCCAATAGGTATATCATGAACTAAAACATCATCATAATATACCTTAATACTTGCCAAACGGATACCTTGATAACCGTATCCCATATTACTTCCGACGTTCATATTACTTACACTACAGCTTAAAATTTTACTTGGTTTTCTCCAATCAATTATAACTACCTCCTGCCCTTCTTGATATTCATTTTGTATACCATTTCTTGCTTCTCCGAAAGGCTTAATTATTGTAGAATTATATATTCCGCCTCCTGTTGTAGTTAATATCCTGTTATATATCTGTCCACCCACTGCCATCCACACTCCATTTATCAACACTTCTAAAATTCCATTGTTGTTACGAAATTGAAAACCTGCAACGCAATCTGAATCTCTTGATTTATCTACCTTTAATCCGTAAGTATCCCCACCATTAAAGCCCATAAGAATAGGAAATGATGCTTGCCAAGCATGAGTTGAATTGATATTACTACAAGCTTGTCCATCAGGTCTTACTCCCTTAGACGCATCGAAAATCACGTGATTTTGCCCGTAGTTCGCCCATCTTTGAAATTTTGATACTTGTTCGCTATCTTTTTGTATTTCCTGATTCCAGCTACCTCCTCCAATACAGTACCATTTACTCCAATTTCCATTATGAAGTTTTCTCCACCATATTGATGTTCCATTCCATGTCATAAATTTTTGAAATCCAAATTGCCCTTTAATATGCATATAAGGTATTATTATACCATCATCTTGTGTTCCAAATGGTAAATGTGCTGTTTGGTTCCAAATGCAATAGTAAGCCTTTCCTGTTTCTTGGCAGTTATTCGCATCATTGTTAGGAGCAATTGTTGTTGGATCTGTAGCATTTCGGTCTCTTGTATCAAGTATCTCTAACCACTCTCCCCAAGTTTTACCTACAGCGTTCCTATAACGAATACCATTTACTTTTCCATCTTGACAAGGTACAGCAATTTGAGTTCCAAATCCATCTATATTATTGGAGAAAAATGTTATTTTTACTTCACGAAAAGGTAAACCTACCTCTGTACCATAATTAATAACACCCATATAAGATTGATTGTGTGCTGGATTATTAAAAATTTCTTTAGGAATAAAATCATTATTAGTTGAACTATAACTTCTTACAAACATTAGACTATCTAAGCCATCGAGCTTTTCACTGTCAGCTGCTTTTTTCGTCTTATCAAGCTTTTTATTAACTTCCTCATCCAGTATGTCCATATTGTGATTTATATCAGCAATATCAGCATATTCATTGTATTCAGGCTTTCTAAGTTTTAAATTTGTTGTTTCTTGCATATAATCACCTCTAATTCATTGGAAGATGTCTTACACCGTCCCATGTTAGTTTCTTTATATCTCCCCATCTTCTCTTCTTTACCTCGCCCCAAGTTGCAAAAGTAAAGACATAGTTAATTCCTAAATGTGCAGGCTTTATTTCTTCTAAGATACTTTTTAGACCTACCATATTGGCTGGTATACCTCTTGTTCCTATGAATTTTATTTCAAAGAAATACTTGTCATTATGTTCTATTACCTGTACTTCGCCGTTTGAAAATGCCTTAGCCACATTTGCAATCATTTCTTTTGTTGTTGTAGAGCTTCCACGTAGTTTTGCCTTCAGCATTTCTCGTCTTTGCTCTGTAGACAACAATAGGTTAGATCTTAGTGCAAATTCTTTTTCCCAAATTTCAAGTCCCCAAGTTGCAGTTTCTATAAAGCATTGCTCAAAGACTTCTTGCATATTACAATCAAGTTTTCCAATTTCATATCCTAAACAATCTTGTATTACTGCCATTTCCTTTACATCTTGCCAATATATTGGTAAATATCGCATCAGCTGTTTATAGCATTTACTCATATACCTACCTCCAGCACAACATTATTTAGTAGTGGGATTTCTTCATCTGTGAGTGAGATATTTGCAAACGAACTATTTAACCTTAATTCCTTATAATCAATAACATTTGGAATATCCAGTAAAATATTGCCAATTTTTGCAATAGATACATAGTTTGTCTTAAATGCATTTTCTCTGAAAAATATTTTTACTTTTTCCTTAAAATTATTAGTTATTTGACTAATGTCAGCTCCTGAAATTATTGATATTTTAGCATTTATATCAACAGCTTTATTTTTTGCGGATACTACTGTGACTGTGGCTCCTATTGGTCGTACATTATCTATATATCTTTGTACTTCATTTATAAGTGCAGCATCAGCTACTTCCATCTTACTATTCACTATAGCAAGCTTAACAGTTCCATTTCCGTTCCAAAGTGGAAATACTTTTACTTCGCCAATGTTAGGCACTTCCATAACCCATCTCCGATAATGATATATATTGCCACTTGTAGCAGGTTCTCTTACTTTTATAAAATATCTGTTTCTTAAATGTTCCGTACTTTCTTCATCTTCTCCACGATTAAGTATGTCAGTAGCCTTTGCATTTGCAAGATTAGGAATATATTCTATAGGTATCATATCCGCAGGTAGTACAGGATTTGACTTTTCTCCATCATCTTCACATTCGAGTTTGTATACTCCTTTTTCAATTCTGTCAATTATTTTATAATTCAACTCTTCAATAGAAAATCTCTGATTAATCTCTATTTCTATATATTCATTATTTAAATTTCTAAATTCACCTTTAATTATAGCTTTTTTAGCAGGAAACACCTCAAGACCGACTTCTTTCGCCTTTAGTATTAAATATTGTCTTTCAGCAGTCATAGCAAATTCCTGTAATAATGAATACTTAATAGCATCATACACATATTTTAATTCTACAGCAGATGGAGCAAAGGCATCATATATAACACTTCCTTCTCTTTTATCCACTCCTTCACTTGCTCTTTCCAACATATTTTGGAGTATTTCCTCAAACGTATAATCAAGTTTCATATTCTTACATCCCTCCCGGCTTTTACGTCTCCAAATATGGTATGTGCTATGAAATAAACGGACACATTGCCACGTTTTTCAAATTTCATAGTAAAATCACTTAATGAAATTATCCTTTCATCCTGTAATAATGCCTCATTGAATCTTCTCGGCAATTCAGCTCTTACGTAACTTTGTGGCATTCCAAACAAGTCTTTAAGCTCAATTCCATAATCCCAGCTATATATAACATGTTCATACCTTTCAGTAAAAATAATCTTATATATAGCTTGTTTCATAGCTTCTATTTCATCAGTATTTCCAATAACTCTATCTCTATCAAGTTTCATATGATAAGTAAGTGAAGATTCATCATTTTGTTCAAATTCACTATCCACATCAAAAATAGGATCTATTTCAGGTATCATCTCTTATCAATCCTTCCAAACACAATAAAGTCTTGACCACCCTGCACTCTTATTAATATAACACCTTCTCCAATTTTCAAGGCATTATATACGGTTATATCATGCTTAATCTTTTTCTTAAATGCTATTTTACTTTGGCTACTTTCCATTTTTTCAGGCATATCCCAAGTCGTAAAAACTTGTTTTATATCAGGATTGTCGAATGAAATTTGTGTTTTATAGTCTCTCACACTATCTGTAAGTATGAGAAAATCTTCATCAAGTATTTCTTTTTGCTCAGTTTGTATTTTAAGTGGTTTTGCAGATACTACCTTTCCAAAAATTACATTTACTGGAGCAGAGGAGTGATTTGCATTTTCACATATTTTTGCAATTTTAGATACCAAACCCATTATAACCTTCCTTTCACATCCAAATCCATAAAATGTTCATTATCAGAAAAAGTATGCACAACTTTGTCAACAAGCATGAAGTTTTTTATTGATATATCTCCAATATCTTTGAAATTAACCAAAATTGATGAACCACCTCTTACTCGGATATCTCCTATAGCTTTTGTGATACTTAATTTTCTATTCACTGATGAATAAAGTTCTAATAAAGCATCTGTTTTTGCTTTAGCATTGACTTTTTCATTTACCTTATCAAAATATTGGAGCACTCCCCATTTGTTCATTTTAGAACTGTCTTGTGCTATAAATACATCTCTTTTTTTAGTATCCTTGTTTTCTTTTACTAATTTTACTTTGTTATATACATCATCAAGAGTTGTTTTATAATTAAAGTCGCAAACACTGTCATAATCTACAATGCAATTTAGCCTCATAGATTCAAGATTTTTAAGTGTCAGTCTTCCAAACTCGTCATACAACGTATATAGTTTTTTAGTATTATCAAACGTTAGATCTAATGCATCATATATTATGTCGAATAATGTCATATTGTCTCTTATTCTTTTTTGTATTACATATGATGTATTTTCAATGTTTCCAAGTTTTAAATTAAAATCCTTAGCAATCATACTTATAACTTCTGATGCTTTTTTTGCTTTGTAAACATAAGTGTCCTTATACTTCAAATATCTAAGTTGATCATAGCATGTTACCGATATTATTTGCTCTTTATCTCTTGTTTTATCCCATACATAACCGAAAAATACATTCTTCCCATCCCTTATAAATTTTACAGGATTACCTTCAGCAAAATCTAAATTCTTATCCTTTATAACATTAAAATTAAGCTTTCCTGGACTTCCTTTTTGTTCAGTAGTCCATGTTATAGAACCTTCAGCCTTGATATCATATATCTTCCCTTTATTTTGAATATATATATTATACATATGTTCACCTTAAAATTTTATCACTTGTCCCGGTTTTATAACATTCGGATTGGAAATGTTATTCTTTTTAGCCACTTCTTTATATTTTTCACCGTCTCCAAGTTGTTTTTTACATATAGCCCATAAAGTATCTCCACGCCTTACTGTATAAGTTTTAGCAGGTGTTTTTGATGTCCTCTTATTTTTACTTTTTACAGATACTTTTTTATTGCCAGGTTTTTTCTTGTCTTGAATTATAGTTACCTTTTTTGTACCAAATTCCCTATACTGTCTTAATTTAACTGCTATAACTATATCAAAGCCTTCTTTAGCATCTTCTATTATTTTATAACTTTCCAAACTTACGAGCATATTTGTATCATCTAAAAAAGAGCCTTGGGATTTGACTCTTGATACTATAAATCTAAAAGGCTTTTTTGATGTTATAAGTTCTTCTAATTTAGATAAATATACAGTTTGCTCTTTAAAGTTTTTGACATAGGAATATTTTTCGTTAGGTAGTGTAAATTCAAATTCAATATCAGTAAGTTTTGGATTTTTTAATATATTTACCTGACCTATATTTATAAGATCCACAGTTTTGTTTGCTCCATCAATGCTTAAAGTCAGTTTTGCAGGAGCAAATGGTAGCATAAGAGAATCTATATAAAAATCATACATATTTTATCTTCCCTCCGCATTACTGTTTATTTCTTCGTCTATCCTTTGTTCAATTTTTCGTATAATCCCATCAACATCAGCATTTTGATTTATATCTCCAAAACTATTATCAATTTTGACATTCACATCTCTAAGCACTGTCCTGTCAATTACTTCTCTTTGAGCCACATCTCTTAAATATTTCAAGTCTTCTTCAGCTATATTAAGAGTGTCTTTCATTTTTCCAGTATGATCTTTCGTACCTTTTGTATTGTCTTTAATGTTTTTTAGGGCATCATTACTTGCAAATGAACTGAAATCAAATCCTGATGGTGAAAAGTCCATGATTTTCTTATTTTTAGTGTTTTGATGCTCTATTTTTGCTTTTTCTATATCCGCCTTTCTTTTCACCTCTCTCGCATACATTTCACTTTCCATGCGTTTTATTTGATCAGCTCTTTTTTGAATATCTCCATTTTTTTTCATTTATAAAATCATTTAATATTGCATCTCTCAAAGATGTTTTGGCATGTGCTTCTATTTTAGCATTTGCTGCAATATTTACATGTTGTATTGTCGGTAGTGCAACTCCAGGAATTTTGTTTACAGCATTTATCAGTGTATTGATTGCATCTATGGCTTTATTTATAAAAGCATCTATAATCGATAGTCCCCAAGCTTTCATATTTGTCAGTGCATTTCGTATCCCTGTTGACATTATAGCTGCTCCCATTAACATTTTATCCCATGCATCACATACACCGTTAGCCATCATATGTCCTGCTATGACAAGCGAATCCCATATTGTTATTACTACATTTGCGGCAATCATCCAAGCAGCCTTAAACCCTATAGTCCTGTGTATTAAAATACCTATTACAATTATTACCGCTAATATCGCAGCTATTATCCAAAAAAGGGGGCAGGCTAATATAGCTGAGTTCAATGCCCATTGTGCTATCGCTAAAGCCGTTGTTGCTATACTTTGTGTAGTTGTTACTACTGTATATAGTGCAATTACTCCGATTATTGCCCAAAATATAGGCTCTATTATGCTCCAATTTTCATAAATAAATGAGGCTCCTGACACTGCAATATTTATAACATTTGCGAGAACTGTACCTAATAAAGCAAGAAGATTTACAATTCCATTTAAAGCCTTTGAAAACTTTTCATTGTTTGCGATTTCACTTATTTTTAACAAAAAAGGTCTAAATGCTATTATTGATGCATTTTTTATTCTATTCCAGATATCTGCGAATGTAATAGGTAATTGTTTATACTTTTGCTCAATTTCATTTGCTGAGTTAAATACAGCTTCCTTTATTATATCAGCTGATATCGCTCCATCAGATGCCATTTTTTTAAGCCCTTTTTGACCTACACCGGTATAATCTGCTATTGCTTTTGCGAGTAGGGGAGCATTTTCTATTATGCTACGAAATTCATCACCTTGGAGTCTTCCTGATGCCATAGCTTGTGTGAGCTGATACATACCGTTTGTTTGTTCAGATGCTGATGCACCACCAACTTTAAAGCTTTTTGTCACAAGTTCAGTAAATGCTATCATCTCATCATTATTTTTAAAGGACTTTTTCGCTGTAATTCCAAGTTTAGAGATAACTTTAGCAGTATCTGAATATGCTGCTCTTGAACGGTTTGCAGACTTCATTATTTTATCTTCAAGTTCTGCTGTGGTTTGAAGTCCATCATTTATAAGTTTTATCCTTGAAGATGTCTGAGAGACATCATCAGAAATGGATAATATCTTTTTAAGCCCTGCAAGTCCTATATATATTCCTAACAGTCTTCTCATAGTATTAACAAGCATATTGGCATTTCTATTTGTTCCTTTTACTGCGTCATCATGCTCTTTTTGTTTTTTAGCAGCTTCAACTATATCTGTCTTTAACTTATCAACAGTAGCTCTTACTCTTTCTACACCATTTTTTGCTCTGTCAATTACATTTGTTCTTATCAGTTCAGTACCGTTTAATCTCTTCGCATTTTCAATTAATCCGCTAATATCTGACCCTATACGCCTGATTTGTCTGCTTGCTCCATTTACTATTGATATCATAGTTCTGATTCCTGCCATAAGTTACCTCCTTTCTCCTTTATGTATAAATATGGTTTAAAGTATTATTAAACTCACTTTAAGCCATATTTATATTTTATCTCTTTCTTGATTTTCTCTTTATTTTTTCTTCCTCTTTTTTTTCTTTCTCAATTCTTTCATCTATACAGGCTATCGTAAATGCTTTTTCATATCTATCCATAGCTATAAAATCACTTACTTTTATATGCAGTTTATGAAGAGCAAAATATGCATAATTTGCTTCCCATTGCCCTTCATTAATTAGTTTTTTGCTTCATCTACAAGCTCCTGCATATCTTTATCAAATCCATTTATACTTTGAACTGCTTGAAGATAATTTGCATATTCTCCAGGTGTTAGCATAGCCTTAAGCAAATTAAACTCACCCATAACACCATAGCTGTCTTGCAGCGAGCTGTCTTTTAAGTCAGGAAATACGGTACAAGCTACTGCCTGCATACCGACATACTTATCATAGTCGGTTTCATTTGTATATTGATATTTCTTTCCAGGTATTTGCTCCTTGTATGTGCATTTTTTCCTTATCTTCTCATCTTCATCGCTTGTTAAAACTCTTACCTCAAAAGGTATAACATTCCCATTTTCATCTACAAATCTATTTGATACGACAACTTTTTCATTTTCAACTTGTTTAGCATTTTGTTTTAAAAAAGCACTTAGACTCATTTATTATTCTCCTTTTTATACATTCATTTCTTTTAAAATACTGAACTGTTCAGGCATTTCTACATCTTCAAATGTGAATTCAAACTCTTCTTTCAAATATTCATCTTCCACTGCTATCTTAGCCAATGTAATCTTGTCTGCGTTACAATCTTTAAGTATAACTGTCTGTCTACCTATAGTTGATGTAGGATCCTCATTTGTTACTTGAAGGTCAAAATAAAAATCCTGTCCAGTCTTTGCATATCTTATAGCCAGTTCTCTTATTATAGATGTATTATAGTGCATTTCAAGAGAACCACTGCCTTTCCATCCTGTAGCCTTATTTCCTCTACCTGTTTTTCCAAGTATAGGTACTTCAGTTTTTGTCTTTTCAAGTGTAGCTTCAATATTGATAGCTTGAGCGAAATTATATCTTTTTCCCTCTATCGTTACATAACACTCTCCAAGTGAGCCAGTTATAGCGTCTTTAGCGTCCATATATGCCATATCTTTCACTTCCTTTCTATTCTACTACGGTAGTTACATATAATTTTGTCATGGCAGTTACAGGTTTTATTTGCTTCGTCACGCCAACAGATTTTTTATCAGCCCCTAAAACTACTGTGACATTCTTGCTATCAAAGTCTTCCAAAGCTGATATTTTTTCCATTTCATTGCCAAGAGTAACCATTTCATTCCAAAATGCAATTCGTCCTGCTTTGTTGTTTTGTACCTTGCCAAGATATCTTTTATTAAAAATTTTAGCGGTTTCAAATGCATCAGAGTCAAGCACTCTTATTACTTGATTCATAGCAAAATCTTCATTTTTATTTAATGTAAATGAAATAAATGTATTTATATCATCAAGCACATTTACGCTGTCATCGACCTTATGAAACATAAATTTACCTGCTTTTAACCCCTTGGTAAGTTCTCCTTGTTTATATTTTGCTTCAACTTCAAGTTCACCAGTGTACTTTGTATTAGAAAGTGATTTATTTACATCGCAACCAGCTTCCTTGCCTGCCACCCAATATACCAAATCACTTTCTTTTACATTATCTCCAAGCACTTTATTTTCTACAGAGATTACCCCCTCAAAATCCGCATCAGCTTTGCGGTAAAGTACGGTTTGAAACTTAATTCCCATTTCGTCTCTTAGCCTTTTTGTATATTCAACAAACAAGTTTTTGACACTGTTATCTGTTCCTGGATAGCAAAGTGTATGAAAATATTCCGACTCCATTATATTTAAGAAATTTGTATAATCTTCCCTTGTTACTACTTTACTTGTACCTCCACTTAACACTATACCTGCACTTATATTTAGAGCTCCAGTGCCAGTAAATTTTACCGCACTATTTTCTTTTAACTCTTCAATCTGTGATGCAATTTGTACATCTATTTTTTTAGTGTCAATATAGGTAATTACATCAAATTTTGTAGGTTCATCTATGTTTTTTTGAATTACTATCTTTATATCATTGCCACGTTCACCTGAGTATTTTGCCGTAACAGTCAGACTTCCTTCCGTTTTTGTTGCTTTGTTACCGCCACCATTTATTCTGTATATAAGTGCCTTTTTTGCCCCTTTGAAAAGTTCTCTTAAGTTTATCAACTTATCATCTGAGTAATCTCTTCCAAATAGCTTATAGCATTCTTTCATTACGTCTATGCTGTCTATTTCTATTACTTTATCTTCTTCTCCAAAATCAAGTTCCAAAGGGCAGGCAACTATACCTCTGTCTGACAAGGTTACACCTGCTCTTGCAAGAGATACAAAATTTATATATGTTCCAGGCAAAACTTTGTTTTGAGTTAAAAACGTACCTCCACCAAGTGCCATTTATTACACCTCTCCTTTCAAAAATTCTCTTATCATATCATCAACCTTAGATGTACTATATAACTCCTCGTCTTCGAGTATTACATTTAAGATATCTCTTTTATCTTCGTATTTTTTACTTTTTATGAGTTGTTCCTTTGTAAATTCATCTGTATCTATGTTGATATTTTCTTCATTATCCATCTTCTTTTTTGTTGCCATTTCATCACTTCCTTGTAGTATGTTTTTGTGTCAATGTCTGCATAAAAGGATAGACTTCCTTTTGTCGCAAAACCGGAAATCTGTAAATAAAAGTACAAATAAGAACTCCATCCATTTCCTTACACTCAAAGTTTCGACGTCGTAAGACACTTTCACCAACTTTTAAATATTCAAGTTCATCATTTAGACTTTCTTTTACATTTCCATTTTCAAAACTTTTTTCCTTATTACCATTAAAAAAAGTCAATTCAAACATATATCTTTTTTCATATCTGTTATCAAAAAACTTATTTGTTGAAAAGTCAAAATTTCGTATAAAAAAACAAGGTACTTTCATATCTTGTTTATTTTCATCAGTATATACGCTGTATTTTCCTTTGAAGATATCATCTATTTTATTACTTAAAGCTATGACTATATCATTACAAGTAGTTTCACTCATTTAAATATCCTTTCAAGTTCTTTTTCGAGTATTTTTTTGACATATTTGTCTGCCTCATCTTGGATGTCCTGAGCTGATATTCTCATCATATATCTTCCTGGTACATAGGTATTAACAAGTCTTTTTCCCAAAGCTTTGACAAATCTTCCAACTTCTTGAAAGTGTCCATTTTCCACGTATTCGGCATATTCTACATTATTAACAACTTCTATAAAGTATTCATCACCTTTTTTTAAAACACTTAGACCTATCTGCCAAGAATTTCTAAGCAATCCTTCTTTTACAGGTGTCTGTTCCTTTACTCTTGTAAGCATTCTATTTGCCAAATCATAAAGGCATTTTTTAGTAATTTCTAACATCTGTTTATCGCTTAGTTTTTTAAGTTTTTCAGCATATTCCTCAAATTCTTTTAAATCTATATTTATACAAGTTTTTGCCATTATGTCCACCTTATAAATTTTTTGAGGGGGATCTCCTGATGAGTGTAGTAATTTGCAGGTATTCCACTTTGACAGTATTCTCTTACTATATTATCTTTTTTTGCAATTATTTTACTGCCTTCTTTTATCACTACATCAGGAGAAATTATGAGCTTTATATCTTGAAATACAGTAGCTTTTTTATCATCTTGACTTGCAGGATTATTTATATTTTTAAATGATATCCTACAAGGTATATTTTCAAGTACTGTTATTTCCTTATTTGATGTTATCTTAGTAATATTATCTTTTACAGCCTTATATTCTACAATGTCGCATGTCCAGTCATATAGCCTTTCAATAGCTTTTCTTGTCTTTTCAATGTTGTACATTATAACATCTTCACTTTCTTATATACATTTAGACTTGCCTTAAATTTCTTCAACACATCATAACTGTCTTTACTATCGCCAAACTCAACTGTTGTATCTCCTGCCTTTACAGATTTTACTTCTTCTGAAGATACTGTAATATTATCAAGAGATTTAGCCATATCAACAAGTAAATAAAAGGCTAATTTAGGAACTACCTTTCGATTAGTAACCCATAAAAAGTATTCCACAGCCCTTTCAATCATCTCTTCAAGTTTTGAAACGGCAGTACCTGGCAGATCTGCTTGGAGTTTTTTTATAGCTCTTTGTTTCAATTCTTCATTCATATCTAAGCCTACTTTTTAGCCTTGCCAGATTTTTTTCCGGTTTTATTTTCTTCTTCATCTGTTTCATCAGCATTATCTTCAGATGTATCGGTATCTTGAGATATATCAGTATCTTGAGATATATCAGTATCTTGAGATATTTCATTTTCTGACGTTTCATTTGTCGCATCAGTAGTAGACATATTACTATTTTCTACTTCATCAACAAGCTCATATCCTATAGATATAAGCTCGTTTTTTCTCATTTCATCATCAGTTTCTATTACTATATTTAAATATTGAAGTTTATACATTTATTGTTACACCTCTCTTTATCTTAGTTTGAACAAGCTCTTATAAGCGGTAATCTTTGTTTAGGTATCCAAATCTCATGATACTTTCTATAATTCATTTTCCATGCGTTAGCTTGCTGGTTTTCCTGTGGCGTAAATATCTTTGTAAAATCTGTTTTTGATACTGCTATTGGAGCTTTCTTTGGAGTTATTATCCAGTTTATATCCTTAGCATTGGTATCAGCAACTAAGCCACCTGCTTCTTGTCCTACAGTTTTACCATCTTGTTTTTTGTACAGTGTCTTAAGCCTATCACTTGGTACTTCTATTATTGGCAATCCATCAAATACCTTAACTGTAAGGTTTATCGAACCTTGTTTGAAGTTTGCTATATCTATTCTTCTGCTGTTTTCAAGAGCATCAGATAAGATACCTACTGTAATAGGAGACATTGTAATCACAAGTTCCACACCACGTGATACTTTATTTCTTATTGCTTGTATGTCAGCCTTAAGTTTTTCAAGTATTGTAGCCTTCACTGGTGTATAACCTTCTGTTACTTTTCCACCTGCCTTTGCAATGGCAAATGTTTTTGAGTATCTGTAACTGTCAATCTCAGGTATTACATGCTCATCTTGAAACACTCCCATGACGCTACCTGCATTAACCACAAAATTTGATTCATCTACATCCATTGCATCCAAAGAAAATGTTCTGCCTCTATCTTGAGTCATCTTATATGTTTCATAAGTGAGTGTAACAGCCCCTCTTACAAACCCTTCATCCCTATCATAGTCACCAAGACCTTGAGTCGATATAGTCGGTATCTTTACTTCATTTCCGCCTGTATATTTTACCTGTCCGGCATTATCTTCCATCCAGCCTGATGTTGCACCTTCTATTATTTGTTGATCCAGTTGTTGTTGAAAAATTTTTGAATATTCCAAAGTGTTTATAGCCATGTTATTTCTCCTTTATGTTTAAAAAATATTAAAACTTACCTCTTAAAGCATTAGCAAATTGTGTAGCAATATCATCACTTTTGCCTCCTGTATTACTGATGTTTGGCGTCTTGCCTTTCAATCTTTCTTCCACCTGACTTTGTACAGCTGAGTCAAACGCTGACTTTATAGCTGAAATATTATCAAGAGTGGCTTTTTCATCTGCTCCAATAACAAAACTCAAAAATGAGTTAGGCAACTTTTGCTCAGATAGTGCATTTAAAGCCTTTTCTTTAAGTATTCCAAGCTCCTTTTCTTTTTCAAGACTTTCAATTCTGCTAAGAAGTTTTTGCTTTTCTTCAGCATCTTTTTCGTCTTTACTCAGCTTTGACAGTCTTTTTTCTTCTTCAATAGCCTTTTCTATGCCGTCTTTTAGTTTAGACTGATAGCTGCTTTCCTGCTCCTTTGCCCAATCTTCTTTTAATTTTGTAATATCATCTTCAGTATATGTTTTTGTGTTCCCATCTACATTACTGTTTTGATTATCTCCGGCATTACTGTCTTGTCCTGTATTTGCTGATATATCAGCTTGAGTATTACCTCCAGTTCCTCCGATATCCGCTGCAAATAACTGTAGATTGAGTTTTCTGAAATTCATATTTATTTCTCCTTATCTAAATTTTTGTATTATAAAAGCACCTGCCACTTTGACAGATGCTCAAATTAACCATTTATATTTTATTGCATTATAAAAGACACTCTAAATATTGTATTTAAAGTGTCTTTTATAAAACTTCTTTTCCTTCTCTATAAGCTTTTTTTGCTTCTGATAGAGTCATTTTGTTTGCTCCTCTTACTTTATCCGAATCAGTTCCATTTGAATTTTGCCAGTTACATTCATCACAGATATCGTAAGGTTCTACATCATGTCCACAAACAGGACATCTAATTTTCTTGATCACTTAATTCCTCCTGTATATTTTTCAAATTCTGCAACATAATATAGCATTCCATCTTCAGGTTTAAACATAGTAGATATTTTATAGTCCGGTCGTCCTATAGCTAAATCATTTGTATTTACATCATATCTAAAAATAAAACCACTATGTGTCTTAAATCCCAGTATATTTACATCATCTATATTACTTGAAAGTAATGTCCTTGCTTTTTGTAAATATTCATTTTCTGATATTTTCCCGTATGAAAATTGCTTTTCAACGTGCTTTTTATAATGTTTCTTAAAAGATTTTTCGCTTGAAAATTCTGCATTTTGCCAAATTTTTCCGGATTTTACTTCATTATATAACTTCTTTAGAGAAACAAGCTTGTCACTGTCATTATACTTTAGATCTTTAAATTCTTCAAGATTTTTTGGTGCATTTTTACCAAGAACTCCTTTAATTTTTTCGTATTGTTCTTTATCTTTTACCTTATTCTTGTCCATTTTGGCAAGAGTTTCCATTTGTCTTTTCTCTTCTTCAGATAAAGAATTATACCACTGTTTATAACTTATATTTCTGTCTACAGTATATGTCTTACCATCAGAGTTTCTTGCAGTTCTTTTTCCTCGCATATCAGAAAAGTAGGGAATGGTGGTTGAACGACAGTTTGGATGCATAGGATTACAATTTACCCCAACTTGTTTATCCTTTACATAAAAAACTTTTTTATCAAGCTCCCTACATATTTCAGACGTTTTATAATCCAAAGTAGCTAAAAATTCATACTGTTCAACTCCCATAGTTTCGTAATTTTCAAATGTCGCTCTACCTAATACATAGTTGCTTTCCGTTCTTATAAGCCTTTTAGCGTTTGAAAAATTGCTGTCCATTCTTTTTGATAACTTTTTTGACATTGTATCTATACTATGTCCTTGTATTATTCCAGTAGTTATTACATTTTGACACTCATCAATAAGTTTGTTGCTGTGTTTCCATATTCTATTTGAAAATGTATCACCGCTCCAATCTGTCAAAACAGCATTTTCAACTGCTATTTGCGAAAATCTATGAAATGCTGATGAAATACTTATATTCGGATTTACTATCAAATTGTCCATATATACATTTTTTAAATGTTCAAATGTGGATACTTCTTGATATTGTCTTAGCTTTTCAAGCTCTATTGCTACTTGATTTTTAATTGATTGTAACCTTGTAATTCTATTTTGAAAATATTTTTTCCTAAGATATCTCCTTAATTTATCATCATCTATCAAAAATATAGATTTTTCCAAATCTGATATATATTCATTTAATTCATTTTGACTTAATATAAGTTTAGCTTCAGATATACTTATTGAATTTTCATTTGCATATTTTTTAAACCATTTTTGAATATCTTCTTCTATGTCTAATGATGCAGCTTTATATTGTTTTTGTAAATCTTTTAAAAACCCTTCGCCTTTTTCTTTACTTTTTTGTTCTTGAGATAAAGCTCTCTTTATCCAATAATCTTTGTTATTCATCTAAATCATCCTTTTTGTTTAACTTAGAAATCGGATAATCAAGATTATCATACTCATCTTTTTCTTCTTGTATTCGTCTTAATTCTTCGTTTACATCCTCAATCTGTGGAAGTAACTCAAGAAGAGTCCTTTTACTTATATACTCACTACAAGATAAAATTGTTTGAGTAAGTTCAGTTGTATTGACAGGTAAATTCCTTGTAAACTCTTCAGTTATATCAAGATAGTTATAATCCTTATTTTTCTTAGTGTTCAGCATATATGTGATGAGTTCACATCTTTTTCTAAGACCTACTCTGAATTTGTTTTCTTTTTCAGTCGCATTTTCTTCAAGTGGAATAGTTTTAAACTTTATAGCTATACCTGAAAGATTTCCGGCAAATTTTTCATCTGCCAAGTCAGGCGTCATAGAAAACTTGTGAATGTCATTATTCAGTCTTTTTTTATAGTTTTCTGTAGCTGAGTCATTGATTTCTTTAATTAAAAACTTTGCATCTCCACCGTCCGGGAAAAATAGCATTCTATTTTTCTTCATCTTCTCAGCAGTTGAAGTTTTACCACTTCCGTTTTCGTCTTCTTCATCATCTTCAATGCCGTTGTTTCCACTTATCACCATATAAGCATCGTTAAAATAATCGACATCGTTCGCAGTGTTGGACTGTGATGTATCATATGCATCATTAAGAGATAATATATCTTCAAAATCTGATTTCATCTCGTCATTGTTTTTGTACACAATAATTGGAATATCATCAAACTTATTAAGCTGCATTTTATCAATATCTTCAACAAATTCATTTTGATTTTTATTTTTTGAAAAATACTGTATACCATCTGTAGTATATACTTCAGCTATTTCAGTTACATTATTGTCCAAATCTGTAGTCTTGTAATATCTTATTCCACAAAGTAAAAATTCTCTCATACTTGTGCCAAATACAAGTATAGTCTCTCTTGGATCAAGTTTCTTAAACTTTGTTATTGCATCTTCATTTTGATAAATCAACTCACAAGCATAGCCAAATATTGCAGCAGACTTAGCCAATTCAAAATTTACATCAGTATAAAAGTTGTCATCAAGTATTTTTTTGTATTCTTCAAGATACTCCTCATCTGATGACTTCGACTTGACAGGAACACCCATGAAATAGCCTGTTTGTAGTTTTACTACATATTTTGCATAAGCAGATGCAAGCCTGTTATTTACTTTACTGTTGTTACTTGATTTTTTTAATATATCATTGTTTGCATTATAGTAGTCATGTAATGTATTGAGACGATCAAGCTCACTGTTTTTAAATTTCGCTATTATTTTAGCTATATTCTTACTGTTTACTTCAAACTCTGATAGCTTTATCAATACATCACCCCCTATAACCCAAGCAATTTTTTACTAAGTAATTTCATTTTCTTCTTGCCTTTTACATCACCATTGATAAATTCCACAAGACCTGAAAGAGCATCTTCTGCGTCATCGTGTTCATTTTTACCTTTTCTTTGATATTTCTTTATAGCAGTTGCAAATTCAGGATATTTTTTCTCCCAGCCTTCAGGCATTATTACCTGTTCCATCACATTTGATGAGTTTACTATTATTCTTGTCTTTTTATTCTTACTTTGATGAAACCATGTTACTATGCACTTTTTATTTTTAAATAGTGATTTCAAAAAATTTATCACATTTCTTGCAAACCCTCGACCACCGTTATTACTTTCTATCAAAGCCTCTCTTGTTCCGTAAACAGTATCTCTTCTTGCTACTTCTTTTTCTGTTACTTCCATTGGATCTTGAGTATAGTAAATATCTGTTATATACGCATATCCATCTATTTCATCTGCACATATACTGCATAAATAGTCTGAGCCTTCATCAGCTGTGTCAGTATATGCAATCTTTCTTTTCACGCTGTCTTCATCATAAACATCATAAGTTTTAAAGGTTCCATATAATGCACCTGTCTTGTCTATTGGCTGTTGCATATAGTTTGCAAGCCATATTTCTTCGTCCAATGTGGCTTTTTTCTCAAGCAAATCATCTGTAGAGTATAAGTCTTCACAAAAACTATTTCCATCTTCATCCAGAGCCTTTATACAAAGCTCATAGCATTGTTCTTTTTTTGCTGACAATAATTTACCTGCCAAATCATCTGTTGCCCATCTTGTTTGTACTATTATCTCAATAGCACCATCAAGCATTCTTGACTTGAATGTATTTTTATAGAAATCCCAATGATGTTCTTTTACTCTTTCATTTACAGCCTCTTCCTTATTTTTGATTGGATCGTCTATAACCCCTATATTACCCCTCATACCTGTAAGAGTACCATCAAATGAAGATGCAAGGTAGGACATATCACTATTTCCAAGAGCCCATACATTAGTTGCAGAATCACCATACTTTATTTTTACTAAAGGGAAAAAATCAATAACAGAAAAATCATTTAAATCTCCTTTTTCAGACCTATCTTCAATCTTTCCTTTTACAGATTTTGAAAATCTACCTGATAATATCTGATTGTATGATATTGATACAACTTTATTAAGAATATCCTGACCATAGATCCAGGTTATGAACATTGCTATGGTATATGACTTTCCACCTCCGGGCGGAAGATTAAGTATGAAAAATCTATATGCCTTTTGTGTATCAGGATTTATAAGCTTCCTCTCATAAAATAACTGTAAGGCATTTGCAATTGTTTTTAAATACTGTCTTTTTTCTTTGAAAAACTTTGGATCTATAAGTTTTGCATACTCCCAAAAATTGTTTCTTCCAAGTTCAATTTTTTTAAGCCTTATTTTTTCATCTTCAGTTAGATTTTTTTTACCTACTATCTCACTTATCAGATCCAATTTTTCTCACCTCACACTCTTTTTTATCTTTATCCAAATTTAATCTATCTTTAATTCGCTTTAAACCCACTTTAAAAAACTTTAAAAAATTTTCATAGTAAATTTATATTAATCAAATATAAAGTCGCTTAGAATTGATTTTAATAGGCATAAAATTGATTTTATACTTTTACTCTAAGCAATAATTATTTAATTTTCTTTTTTACTATCTTATACCTATTGAAATATCAGCTTTAAATCATATTTTTATAACTTAGCTACAGTATTGTCTGTTATCTTTATCAATCTTTCAAGTAAGTCAGGATGGTTTTTAAGTTCTTCACTAATAGCATTTTTAAAATTTTTATAAGCTTCTTCATATTCAGACTTCAATTTTGCATAGATTTTATCCTTATACGCCTTAGTTCTTGATATGGAAGTTATCAATTTTATTGCATCAGATGCATCCATACTTTCTATTTCCTCTTCAAGATATGCTATCTTCTCAGTAAGTTTTACTGCTGCTATTTGCATAGCACCTTCAGTTATGTTTTCACTGTCCTTATCTTCTTTTGCAAGCCTGACAAGTTCATTTACCTGTGTCCTTGCCTCAAGCAGTTTAGTAGATAATTTATGTGTTTCAAGGGCATATCTTCCGACTGTGCTCTTGCTTATCTCAAAACCTTTATCCTTTAGCCATTCAGATATATCCATATATGTGTTGGATGTGTCTGAAAGCATTATATCAAGTTCTTTTTTTATTTCATCAGGTAAAGATATTATCTTATTGTACTTTCTGTACTTTTTATATTCTTTTTCTTTATCCATAATATCATCCTTTACATACTACAGATATATAGCATCATCTTCTATAGTACCTTCTATGAGATCTATTCCGGTAGGGCTTAATCTTAGCACATGTTCTTCTTTGAAATCTTCTGAAAACTCTTTATCTACCATGATATAGTTTTTATCAAGAAGATACTGTAAATGTTTAGATGTATCAGCTCCGTTTGTTATACCGTATTCAAGTAATGCCATCCTAACTTGTTTTACAGTAATTGGAGTAGGGTAAAACAGTGCCAGCACCCTCATCACCTCTCCACGATATTTTTTATTAAGTAGTGTTTCTTTAGATATCATCTATTGCTCCTTTATTTGATATTTGTTATTTGCAGATTTTAAAATTTCATCATAAATTTTATCAAGCTTCTTATCAATATTTGACATAGATCTTATAAACTCATCTTTGGACACAAAGTTTCGCTCAACTTCTATCTTATGTTCAGACAATTCCTTTTGCACATTTTCTATCTTGTTATGCAAATGCTCATCTTCTCTGTCAAGCCTGTCTGAGTTCTTCTTAAAATAGTATGTCGCTATACCAATAATGGAAGTTATAACCAGCATACCTATCTGCTCAATATTCACCTTATTCCTCCTAAATTTTATATTTGAAATTATGTCTTATTAAAGTCCTGATAAAGACAGATTAAACATCTGAAAAATGTCTCTCTCTTGAAAGTACATTCACATCAATTATATGCTGCCTCTTTATCAATGCACTTTCTACAAAAGCACTATCAATATTTCTTCTCACCTTTCTCATATTAGCCTTATTACTTTCTCTTTGTTTTATCTTTGATGCAGCCTTTCTTTTTTCTTTTTCAGCTAAAATATTTTTTGTATTTAAAAAAGCAGACACACTTTGCCTGCTCTTTCCAACTAATTTTGATATCTCATTTATTTTCTTATGCTCTACAAAATACAGCTCATAAGCCTTATCTTTCCAATTATTCATATCTATCCTCATACTTTACATTTTCATACACATAATTTATAGCATGACAAAATATATTTACTATAAAGATAGCAAATATATCTATTTGATATTTGTAATATTGTGTTTTATAGCAATAAAAAACTGCTACTATTTTTATAGTAACAGTTTATACTATTTTAAATGATATGTCTTGTAAAGTAGTTTAGGAAAAATCATTTTAATTCATTACTTTGTAGTTTAAATCTTATTCTATTATCGTTTCTATATTCAACCAATTTCTTTTGACCTAACATTTTTATAAGATTTATAATTTGGATTTTTTTTGATTCATTATTGTGGTGGTATATTATAGTCTCTTTTGATTGAAGTATCAATGTTTCTAATAAATCATTATCAGAAACATCCAACGAATGTCCTATTATATATAGTTTTTCAATATTAGTTTCTTTATTATTTTTGATATTATCGGCATCTTTATTATCTGTATTTTTTTGTATTCTTTGATAGTATTTCTTGAAATATATAAATTTATCATTAATATTTTTTTCATCTTTTAGCTTTTCATATACGCCTAATATCATAGTATCTTTATTTTTCTCGGTATCAATTTCTGAATCTATATTCTCTTTTTTTGATTCACCATGAATATAGAAAACAGTTTGTTTTATTGTATTTACATCATTTATACTATCATGTATAACCTTACCTTCAAATAACTTATATTTTTGAATATTATTTGCAATATAATCTAATATTTTAAAATAGGTATCAGTATAATTAAAAGATATAACTTTATCTATTTTATCAACAAAATATTTTAAATCTCCTAGAAAATTTTTTATAGGTATTTCTTTTACCACATATTCAATATATACTTCAAATGCTCTTATTAATCTATCTAAATCTATTTCTAACATAATTATTATTAATTTAATTAAATCTTTATATTCATCACTCCAACCCTCATCGATAAAGTCTATTTCTCTACATGAAAAAAGTTTGTGTACTTCACTATTAATTGTTTCATTTGGATCTTTATAATCATGCCCACCATGTCTTTTTATAAATGAAATTAATTTAGAAAAATAGTATTCATTTTCTTCATATAATTTTTTATGATTTAAGCATATATTATATATAGCTTTCTTAAAAACATAATCCGGTTTAGAATTGAATTCTAATTTTTTAAGTACATCGCCAATTTCAGTTTCAAAATCTATCCAGTTTTCTCCAATTTCTCTTTTGCTTGCTCTTATTTCTAAAAAATGTTCTATCCAAAAATTATTTTCAATATACTTATTTAAGTCTTCTACATATCCTTCTTTTAGTCTATTATCATTTTCAAGCGGTAAAACTTTCTTATATAATTCTTTTTTATCATTTTTAAGATTTTCAAGAAATTTATTATAACCATTATTAAACAGCTTTACAGCTTCTACTGAATCCAAAAAATCACCATATTTTGTTGGTAATCCGTGAGCCAAATCAAATCCGTTTCCTATTACTAAAATATTCATCTTAGTACTCCTTTTATGTAAAATATTTATTATAATAATATCATTTTTTTATATAGTTTTCAATAAAAAAAGATACTATATTACAAGTATCTTATACATCATTTTTAATATCATCAAAACTAATCTGTCCTTCAAGTACATCCTTATTTACTATCTTCCTAATCCACATCTCACTATAACCATACTTTACTGCTAAATGTTTGTAGTTATATCCGTTAAATTCCTTAAGTATTTGCTCTCTTAATTTCTTGGCATAAACATTGTCAAGTTTGGGAAAGTATATTGATGAACCTTGAAAAAGTTCTGCTATTTCAAGTGCGTTACCGACACCGATTTTTTCAGCTATCATATAATACACACTTCCGACTTCAAAATCATCTATGTTTATTATATTTTCGATATTTTTAAACTTCAATTATACTCCCCCTAACTTTCTTTAATCTTCTAACTCTTTCTCTTTTCCCTGTCTTATTATCATCTTTTTAAGTATTTCTATTAACTTACTGCAATCATCTTCACTTAGCCACTCTATCCTGTCAACCTTGAACATCCTTTTTACAAAGCCGTTTATCCTATTGTTATTGTCATTCCAGCCAAGTATAGCTGTAAGAGAATATATCTTTTTTCTCTGTAATTGAGTAGTCTTATTTCCGCCTGTATCTGTTCTTTTTTTAGATGATTTATGTCTAACTTTTTTATTATTGTCTTTCATAACAATAAGTTCTCTTATCAATCTATTTGCTTGTAACTTTGTCATCTTTCTCATAGAGTCTTTTTTAGATATCCGCTCTATCATACAATATAAGTTGTCCTTGTCAACTCCGACATCTTTTGAAAAGCCCCATATATTCTTAATTTGTTCCTTGCTTATCATCTCGGTCAATCAAATCACCTCCTTAGAAACTATCAAGGTCATTTTTATCAAGCAAAAAATCTTCTAATTCCTGCCCGGCAAGGGATGGTGTTCTTACAAAGCTTTTTTCATTATCTTGTGTGTTATCATTAGTTGCCCATATATCCTGCCAATTGTTTATAATTGACTTTTCAAGTAGCTCAATTTTTATCTTATCATTATTCTTGCTAAGTCTGTCCAACTTATTAAAAAGCCTTGTCAAAGTAGCTTTAGTATTAATAGGCTTTTTTATCTCTTGCCTCATATCTACAAAATCAAATAAAACTTTTTGTAAATCTTCATTTTCAGTATATTGATATATTGCATTTTCAATATCTAATTTAGTATTTGATTTTTTAATTCTCTTACTCTTGCTTTCATTTGAAGTAAGTTTACTTAACTTTTCAATTTCTTCAAATCTTCTCATAGTTTTGTATAGTATGTCATTTACATCATCTTCTACAAGATACTGTCTAAGTTCACTTTCCAATATCTCATTATATTTACTGATAGTTTCATTTTTCATAAGTAAGCCCCAGTGTCAAAGTGTCTTCTATAGACAATGCCCTTTGAATTTGTTTTTTCAAAGTATCATCAATAGCATTAATATCAATATATTTACTTACAAGTTCAAAATTTTTATGCTCTCTTATTATATCAAGTTCTTCTTCCAGTCCGTCCTCATCTACTGCACCAAGTGACTCAAGCACTTTTTTATCTGCTGCATACTCTCCTTTGAGTTTTTTAAGAGCAACTTTTTTCTTATCATCATCAAGCCCAAGAGAAGTAAGTAAGGTATCTAAATCATGCTCCTTATAATCTCCTACATAAAGAGATATTAAAGCCTTTTTAAACTTACTTTCAATATCGTATTTTATCTCTTGTACAGTCTTTATTTTGTTGTCAATAACATTTCCAAAAATTTCTTTTAATGTATTAACATTCTCAATTTCTAACTTTTGTTTATATAACACCTCGCAAGAGCCGTTATCACCATAAAATTGAACATATTTCATATTCTTATTCTCAAGTTCTTTTAATCCTTCACTTTGAATGATAGCCTTTGTTTCATCCAATTCTTTTTTCTTGCTTTTTATATCTTTATCCAATCTTATAGCCTTATCAATAAGATTTTCGTTTCTCAGCATTTCCATTTTCTCTCTCCTTTTCGATAAATTGTTGTAAGCTTCTAATCTTAACTCTTTGTATTGTGTTATAAAATTCATCCATTTTAAACATTTTCTTTATCTGTTTAATCATTATTTCAGCATCTACAAGTCCTTCAAGAATATCTCCAACATATTCATCACTTTTATTATATCTTAAGTATTTAGATATTGCGTTTTGAAGTTCAGACAACTCCTCAATAGTTACGATAAGTTGCTTTTCTAAACCAAATGTGTCTATTGCATCCTGTAAGACTTTTTCTTCATCAACCCCATATTCATTTTTAAATGTACTCATTTTTTACTCCTTGTGTTTCAAAATAGAATTTTCCACTCCAATCAAATGATTTTAATATATCATACTTTAGTGCTACTCGAACAATATATATCTTTTTTACTCTTTCTATTAATGTTGATATATACTTTCTATATTGTTCTATATTCTTAGCTCTTTTGTAGTGATTACACAGTCTACAGCTTGGATTCAGATTTTCTATATCATCTGAACCGTGTTGTTTTTGCGGAACGATATGATCTATCTGCATATCTTCAATCTTTATTTCTTTTCCGCAGTATGCACAATGTCCACTATATTTGTTATAAACTCTTTGTCTTTTTGTCATTCTCATATCTCCCTCATTATCTTTTTAACTTTGTACGCCCACTCATTGTCAGTAGGACAATAATCCGGACCGATACTTTCTAAGGATTTACCTTTATAAAACTTAGAATTCAGCAAATTAGCCAAAAATATCAAGCACTCATCTCTGCTATCAAAATCTCTATAACCACTATAGGATTTATTTTTTATTCCACAATAGTTATTTTTCCCTGCCAGTTCAGTTCCTTTTCCACTTTCAAGAGCGGCGATAGCATACACCGCTCTAAAATTTATACCTTTTTCCATTTCTATCTGATACATCATTTTGCCAGTACCTTCAAGAAATGTTCCTTTCAACCTTTTATTTATTTCTTTATCATTCAAGTTACTGATTTTATACACATAAGTCGAAAAGTTATCTACTACTTTTAATTCATATATAACAGTATCTATCAAAGCTTTTGTATCAATATCAATACTATTAAATATCAAGAATATTGATAAAATTAATTCCATGTACACCGCCTTTTTTTACTCCCCATAAAGCAATTTTCTAAATTTGTACAATTCTTCATGCAGCTCATCATACTCTTTACAGTTTTCATTAAATTTTTCAAGAAATCTATCTTTTAAGCTAATATCTTTTTTTACCTCTTGAGTAATCTCGCCATATCGTTTTATATTTTTATTTAGCTTTTGCATAATATTATTGACTTTATCACGACAAAGTATATAAAACGGATTTTGCCAGCATTTAAACTTATCTTCATATTGTTCTAAAAATTTGGTAAGTTCTTCCTTACTAAACACAGAGTAATCATTTTTCATTATTAGCTCCATTTATCTTATCAATGCAGATTTTACAAATATACTTATCATCAACTTTTATCAGATTTTCATTTGAACTGCACAAGATACAAGATCCTACTACTCTTTTAAGTATCAAATCTCCATCTTTGTTTGTGTCTATCTTTACCTTCTCTCCATGTTCAATTCCAAATTCTCTTCTTATGTGGCTCGGTATAGTTATACTTCCTGACTTTGATATCTTCTTTTCATTTAACATTATTCATCTTCTCCTTTTATATTCATAGCTTTATCATAGTTTTCAAGAAAATTATTTCTAATCTTCTCTCCAATGCCTTTCGTATTCTCAAGAGCAGTCATAATCGCACGCTTATTCTTCTCATCAAAACTTACAAAAATCTCTACATTATTTTTAGCATTATCTTCATCAAGATTTTTTACAAAAGCTCTTATAAAATCATCCATTTGAGCATGATCCATCTTTTTCATTCTTTTGTACTGTTCCCTTGTTAAAAGATACTTCCTGCTATCTTTAGCCTTGCTCATACTCGCTCCTTTTTTATCTCAATTATAATATTGCCGTCATCCAAGCTCATATTTTCATAACTTCCGTCATTATAGATGACTATGACATTATCTCCACTTAAAATTACAGCTCTTATATTATCATTTTTCATATTCGCTCCCATATCCAAAGCCGGTGCTCCAGCCCCTCTTGTATTCTTTTTGTTTTAATTCATTCACATGTTGTATATCATACTTCGCTTGTTGTACTATCCTATCTACTGATATAGACCTGATGATCCAGCCTGCAGTAAAAGACACTATAGCTAACATTGTTATAACTACATATTCCATCATTATTCTTCCTCCTTATTTCCAATTATACTTGTCAAAACTTTCTGACAATTTTCTTCTCTTAGTTTAGACAAAATTTCAGACATTTCATCTTGCATATCTTTTGCCATCTCAGCTATTTTAATAGCAACCCCGACAATTGATTGCAGTATTTTTTCATCTCTTATGCGTAAATACATTCCATCAAGATCATTTTCTCTTAATCCAAGATCAAACGATAAAATTGTGTCTTGTTCCACCTTTATAAGAAAGTAAAATTGGCTGTCAAATATATCTTCAAGAGATACAACCTCATGTATATGTCCATCTTTAACTTCAATTAGTTTTAACTTTCCTATAAACTCCCAATTATTATACTGACGAACCATGCATCGTAGATATAAATTGTCTTTGAATTTCTTTACGATAATATTTTTTCCAAGCTTGTCACTTATTTCAGATGTATTATTATTCATATTAAATATCTCAATACTTTGATTTGAATATTTTTCAGCTGCAAAAGTAAAATCACTAAATTTTTCATTATTTTTTATTAGTTCTATTACAGCATTGTCTAATTTAAGAAATTGTCTTTTTAATTTTCCGTTCATTTTTATTCTCCTTTTTATTCCCATACAGAGTTTAGTATTTCTCTATAGTGTTCTTCTTTCAACTTCACAAGTATTTCAGTGAATTCATTTTGAGCATCCGCATACATTTCAATCATCTTAGTAGCGATATTCAAAATCTCTAATATTAATTTCTCATCATTAATTTTTGCAACTAAACTTTTAAAATTTCCATCACAATCTTGATGAATAGTTAGTACTTCATTGATAATAGACTCAATGCCAATTGGTGTTTTCAACATGTGTTTGTCATTATCAATTTCTATCAATTGTATGTGTTTTTTTGTGTCTTTATATAGTTTTGTAACACTATATAATTCTATTCTATCTTTAAAATCCAAATTCCACTTCCAGCTATCATATGAGCTGAACTTATCTTCATATACATAAAACGCAATATACGAATTATTGTGAAATTTTTTAAGTATAATATGCTCATCTAATATTGTTTCTGTATCTTTAAATTCTTGTAGTATATCTGTTGTACCATTATTCGCATTGAAAATGCGTACGGTATCATTGATATACTCCCTTACATTTAAAGTCATTTTTTTCATGTTTGTTGTAGTTATTTTGCATGCTTTTTTTGCTTCTATTAATTTTAATATTTGTTGTCTTATCTTTCCGCTCATTTTTATTCTCCTTTTAAAATCTTTGACATCTATAAAAAATTATGATATTCTTTACATATAAATCATTTTATATGTTTTATTATTAAGCTATGTGCAAGCTAATCCCCATTATCTCTGCCATAGCTTTTATTCCTTTTATGGAGATATCATTATTATTAACAGCATTTGTATATAATAGTGTTGCACCTCTAAGTCCAAACTTACTTCTTGATACTCTAAGCAAATACTCTATTACTTCATCACTTGCATTACCAAACACGAGCTTTATATCTTCCATGTTGAAAAAATCTGTAAGCAGGTGACTTTGCATTCCCACACGACTGAACAGTTGAGCAAACTCCGCCTGAGTCTTACCAAGCATCTTGTTATATATGATTTCATTTCCTATCATAACTATAGCGGTGTTTGTGGAGTCGTTTATACTCCTTATTATCTCAAGTGTCTTTTTTGTAAGATGCTGAGCTTCGTCAATTATTATCATCTTGTCTGTTCCTTCAAGTTTTTCTATTATTTCAAGATATACTTCATCTTGAGCTCCTGTCTTATTTGTTTTAAGCTTGCTTGCAAGCAACTTTAAAAACGGTCTTGGAGTAGCAAAAGTAGGCGTTGCTGTAACAAAATATATGTCATTTCTTTCTGATATCCAGTTTTTAGTTGTATATGTCTTTCCTATACCTGCATCACCATATATGCAAGAGATAACTTTTTGGATATAAGTGTATTCAAGTACATTTATTATCCTTTTACTTATTGTAGTCATAGCAAAAGATATGCCGTCTTTTATAAAGCTGTTATTTCTTTTTTCCTCCTTTTCCAAAAACTCCCTTATCTTGTCTTCTATTGCTGTAGGATTTGGGTAATCGCCTTTCATATACCTACTAAATGTGCTTTCTGCAACATCAATCTTATCAGCAAACTTCCTATTATTTATGTTGTTGTTTTTAATATATTCAATTACTTTTTCTCTCATCATGTTCTCCTTACTTCTCAAATTCTTCTATAACATCAACTCTGTCATTATATTCTTCAACATCTTTAAGTTGAGCCATCATATCGTTAAGACTCCTATACATATCTCCCTTAACGTTATGTTCTGTATAGTCATATTCTTCGCAGTCATCATCAATTAAATCCATTTCTATTTTTAACAGGAATTTTAATAATATAGCTTGTTTTTCGTCAATACTTATACTTATCATCTTATCTTTCCTTTCTTTTTCACGTTTTTCAGCAACTTCTATTAAATGCTCAACATGTATTTTAATCCTTAAGTTATCATCCGTTTTCCCTTCATTAATGATGTCACCTATTGTATATATTGTTGTAAGTAGTGTATCTCTATCTACAGACCTTGATTTTTTAAATATCTCAAGTAAAAGATCATTCATACTTAGTCCTCCTTATTTCTATTCTTATTCGCATTTTCAATCATTCTGTCAAAGTCAACTATTTCTGCACTCATATTTTCAGCACCTACTGCCTTTTTGTATTCGCTGTCGTTTAATATTGGCTCTATGATCTTCGCATAGTATCTTTGAACATTTTCTTCCATCATCTCTTGTGATTTTTTGCTTATCACCTCTCTTACGCTTGGTATACTTGCCATATCTTCAACTTTCTTATAATCTCTTGCTATTTTTTCAAGCATCTTATTTGTCTTATTCAAATGCTTGATTGAGTCAGTATCGTTAGCAAGACCATATCCGCCTGTAACTTCTCTTGCAGCCTTACCTACATATCTTCCTTGTTCATCTTCTACTACCACCTCAGACAGATCATCAGGATTGTACCTTACATACACCTTCTTATCTAAGTAATTCATAGTAATATCTGAGTTATAGAAATATATTTTTGTGTTTCCAACCATCACATACACGCCGTTTCTTTTGTATGTTTGCAGCCTTGTAGTTCTTAGTAGCAACTCATCAAGTTGTGATTTTGCTATAGTCCTTATCTTTAGTAGATGTTTCTCATAAGCTGCATTTGGACTTCCTTTTTCAAGTCCGTCAGCATGACTATTTGTATTATTGTAGTAACCTTCGATATAGTTCTTCAGTTCATTTTCAACCTCTGATAGTAGAGGAATATTTTTTTCATCCTTTAATCTATCAACATGACCTTCAGGTCTGTTTCCCGGTCTATTGCCACAATAGGTGTCAAACATTCGGCTGAATTGATTAGCCATAGTATTAAACTGTCTTTCAGCAATCTTTGCTCTACCATTTGCTACCTTTGCATTAATCATCCTTATGCCAAGTCTTTCAAATAGAGTCTTACCATAATCAGCGTTTACATCTGTTTTTCTCCTTCCTCTTCCGCCTATATCACTTGCCAAAAATTCACGACCGTTGTCAAAATACACCATTTCCGGAGCACCGTATTTTATCACTGCATTTCTAAATGATAAAAATACACCATGACTATCACTGCTCCTTCTTAGTGACATGCTAAGCACTTTTCTACTTTTTATATCAGACCATATAATAAGATGCGGTCTATACACCTCATTTGTAATATCATCTTTTACAAATAAGTCCAATGTATGGTAGTCAGATGTCCAAATATCATTACTATTGAGTGTTGAATAATCACGTCTTAAATAGTAAGCACATTCATCAGTCCATACTTTCTTACCTTCTCTAAAATAGGTAATTACTGATTTAGGTATTCTGCTATCAATAGCACGCCTAAATGTAGATTCAGAAGGTAGCGGAAGTAATGTAGGATTTTCCATTTCAAAATGATATGTCAATGCCTTATACAAAAATGCAACCTTCGGCTTGTTTATATCCAAATACCAGTCTTGAAAGATATTCCATACTTCATCAACTATTTCATTTCCTGTATTATTTTTATTGCCTCTTAAATCAGCAAGTGCAACAATTCCATTATCCTTATATGCAGTCCATTTTCTATACAATGTCCTTTGAGATACTTTAATTTCAGATTTTCTATTGTACGATTTTATAAATTCCTTTGTTGCATCTGTTTCTTTTCCGTTAAAATCATCAACATATGTTCTCCAAGCTTTTATTATCGCCTCCCATAAATACGCTTTTTCTTTTTGGTTGTCAGTTAAATCCTCCCATTTTTTAAGTTCATTCTTGTCATTTTTATAGAGATTATCATCAGTTATATGTTTTATTTCACGCTCATTACTTGTATTGTAGTTTTTCATCTTAGCATAGTATTTGACTTTGGCAGCTTCTGAGAGTTCCTGCAAATCAATTCTATATTCAAAACCGCATCCTCTATTCGTATTTATCTTTTCTGCATTTAAAGAACCTCTTTTTATCTTTTTCTTCACTGCTGAATAACTCAACATTTCTAATTCACAAACTTCGTCAACTGTAAGCAATATATGCTTAAACAACTTTTTCACCTCTTATAAAAAGTGATTTTAATTCACTATATTAATTAAAAAAAATATCATCTCGTTTTTTAACAGTAAGCCCTAAAACTTTTCTAAGCATAGCTATTTCACTTGCTTTAAATTCTGTTTCATTAGCCATTTTTTTATAAAACCCTTCCCTTGTTATACCTAATGTACTTGAAACATAAGTAAATGACATACCTGAAGAAATTATCTTTTTTCTAAGTTTTTTCGTATCAGCCAATGAAATCTCTCCTTTCATTATATTAAATTTACGTTATTATACAAATTTTATCAATAGCAATGTATTTAATAACATAGTATGAAGTGATTAATATTCACATAATTATATTAACATATTACATATTTTATGTCAACATTTTTTTACAATAATGTTGATTTTTTTTCACGCTTAAACTATAATATATAAAAAAATATATCATGAGGAGTAATAAAAATGTTGGATTTATATAAGAATATTAGAGACAGAAGAATAAAACTTGGCATGTCTCAGGAAGAATTAGCAAAAAAATTAGGATATAAATCTCGTTCTACAATAGCAAAGATAGAAACTGGCAAAGTAGATCTTCCAGAATCAAAAATAAAGTCATTTGCAGATGCACTTAATACTACTCCTGCGTATCTAATGGGATGGAAAAATAATGTAGAAGAAGATATATCTTTAGAATCTTTAGGATTAATAAAAGTAAAAAAGAAAAAAATAGCATTGCTTGGTGCTATAGCGTGTGGTTCTCCTATTATTAATTTCAATGATTTAGATGAAACAGAATATATAGATGCAGATGAAGATATATGTGCAGACTTTGCATTAAGATGTGTTGGAGACAGTATGATTAACGCAAGAATAGAAGATGGAGATTTAGTGTTTATAGATAAAGATGCCTATATAAGAAATGGAGATATTGTTGCAGTGTCTATTGATTTTGAACTAACACTAAAAAGAGTATATATAGAAGGAAATACAGTTACATTGGTAGCAGAAAATCCCAAATATCCTCCTAAAACATTTAAAAGGGAAGAAGAAGATCAAACAGATTTTAGAATTTTGGGAAAAGCTGTTGCTTTTCAATCATCGTTATAGGAGAATGTCATATGAATTTTATATCTCGCCTATTCAATAGAAGTAAAAATAAAAAAAATACTAATTCTTCAATCTATGACATAGATGAATCTACGATTAATCCAATTGATAGAAGCAAGATTTTTTATGAAACACACTTAAAAAATATTGGAAAAATAGAGTTTAAAAATATACAATTTATGAAACAAAGAGAACTATCTCCCGAAGAATTATCATTTTTGAAATATATAGAAAATAAAACTTTAAATAATATAGCAGGATATTGGACTCACGAAGTCAATTTAAATATAAACAAGACAATAAAAGACTTTTTATCCATGAATTTAGTTGAATTTTTAATAATTCCAGAAAATTTAACTATTCCAGAAATAAAAGAATTATTAGACTTGAAGAATTTACCTAAAAAAGGGAAAAAATTTGAATTAATATTTATTTTAAAACAAAATTTTTCCAAAAATGAAATTGATAGTTTTGAGACTTATAGCAATAAAAGAAAATTTATTTTAACTGAAATAGGAAAAAAATTAGTCGAGAATTTGCCACCAAAAATTACACACAACCATATATTCGATAAAAAATGTTTAGATGCTATAATGCAAAGAAAATTTGAAACAGTATATAGAGATATCTGTTTATACGAAAATAATAAGAGTGCTAAACGTGGTATAGGTATAGATTGGCAAAAGGAATATATTTCTGTGGGCAATAATAATTTAAGTAGTTATAACGTAATTAATTTTGAAGACTATGATAATTTATTTGACCATATTTTTTTAGATAATGATACAGCCAACAAATTATACATATCTTTAATAATTTATTTTGATATGTTGGGTAAATCTAATTTTACAGATAGTATATTAGAATTTTATGTACCACATTATTATAATGAAAGTAGTGAAGATTTGATAAAAACTGCATGTATTAATGTTAATAAAATTTATACATCTTTAGTTTATAAAGATTTTAAACGTTATGAAGATATGAACTCTACAGAGATAAAAAATAATTTAATTGCTGAAAAAATATGGTTCAAAAATTCAAGAATAGGAAATTATTATCTTAGGGTAGGTAAAATAGACAAAGCTATAGAATATTTAGAAAAATCTATATTTTATAACAGTCAAATTGTCAATGATTACAATACACTGATAAATATCTATAAAAAATATGGTTTTGAAAATTCATATATGCGAATAGAATATCGACTTCAATTGCTTCTAAACTACAATAACAATAAACAATAA